CTCAATTCAGCACCAATACCCTTTCCAGTAGGATCAACGACTTTTAATTCTGGAATAGAGAAATACTCTTGTCCACCATATTGAATATTAGCAGCTTCAACTAGTCCATTTACAATAACTGGTTTTACAACTCCATCCTTTCCTGCCTTTATAGTCAGTGTTGGTTTCTTCTCATAGTTTAATATTGTAGAACCATAACCAGTACCAGTCTCATAAACATAATAATCAACAATACTACCCCTAATACTAGGAGTTAATACCATATCAGTATAACTTTGAGATGTTGTACCAAATCCAACAGGAGTATATGTGAGTGTTATTTCTACATCTGGATATTTAAATACCTGATATCCAGTACCTTGTGATGAGAAATCTATAGTTAATTCACGATCAAAATTAGTATTACTAACACCTGCTCCTACACCAGCATCAGATAACTGGAAAGAGTCGTTATCTAATTTTACAATATTATAATATTGTGTCGTTGTCGTTATTCCTGTAACAGTGGTTAATCCAGAAATTGGTTGAGGTGTCACAGTACTCACACCAGCCTCTACATTATACTCAATTACATCACCATTATTAAACCCATGATTCTCAAAAACAATTTTATTATATTGTGTTGATATACCAGCAGGTTTGACTAATAATTTTCTATTAGTAAAATTACCACCATCTAAAACCTTAATACTATCAATAAATTTCTGATCTGATAAAGTGGCAAATTTATGAATACCCGTTAGATTATGAGTACTAAATCCTACAGTATTAACTCCTACACCATTTGCTATCACATCTTCTGCAGAATAATATAATTGAACTGTAGTATTATTCATCACTTTAACAAAGTAAGATGAACTAGTGGCTAATGTTGATGTTCCAATACCGACACCTATTCCCAAATTATCATTAGAATTATAAATTACTTGCTGCTGATTATAGAAATCATGATCACTCAGGAATTTAATTGTATCATTAGCTGTACTAATTCCTCCCTGAGAACTAGTAGGCCTACCATCAAAATCAACACTTCTACTTGCTCTAGCAATAGCTGGTTCTAAAACAGCATCTCCATTTCCACCAGTGATATTAATAGAAATAAACTCATTAATATTAAATTGCTGTTTGTCAATTAAAACCTTTTCTATACTACCTTCAATGATTGGTTGAATTAATGCTGTTGTTCCTGCTCCAGTAGAAACTTCTATTTTTGGTGGATTAACAAGATCATAATCAGAACCATTATTTAAAATATCAACAGATTTTAGAGGTCCATAATAAATGTAATCATTTGACTTATAATTAGTAATTTCTACACCATTGATCAATAATCCAGTAGAACCCACCTCTGTCTCAGTTTGCTTTCCTCTATTGGTGGTTACTTCTAATGGAAACTTCTTCAGTAATTTTTGAGCACCAACTTCATTAGATCTCTGAGAATATAAAGTAAATTTATGAGTACCATTCGCATATTCTGGAACAAAACTACCATCTACATATACAATCTTACTTTCTTTAAGAGTTATATAATTACCAGTATTAATGAAAGATCTTGATGAATATAATTGTATGGTGTCTTGAGTAGTACCAGAAGTCGTCAAGATTCCTACAAAATAACTACCAGTTTCTAATCCGACATAGGGATTACCAGATGGTTCATAATATACCTGATCTCCTGTCACAAATGGAAGAATAGAATTCTTAAACTGAATAGCACTAAACGTGGCAGTATCTAATCCGACATTTGCAGTCAATCCACTACCAACAACAGTTGGTGGATAATCGACAGAAATTGATTTTACTGGAATGGTAATATCATTGACAAAAGAATTAGTAAATTCACTACCCTCAATGTCTAACGTTCCAGTTTTTGAAGGAACTGAATTGGAAGCGATGTAAATATAATCATCACCCTCGGTATATAAATTTTGTACATCAGATACAATCTTACCGACTTCCAAAGGAGCAGAAGTACTCTTGGCAGTATTAACTGTTCTCCTCAAATCATATTCAATACCATCAATAGGATTAAATGAACTGGTTATGAATAATTCTTTAGATGTACTAACATAATCGACATATACATCAGTAGTATCACCTAATACTACACTATTCGATGATCTGATGACTATCTCTACCCTATCATGTTTCTTTAAACTAGTTTTGTCGATTTCACCATCAAAAGTTATCTTTTTACTAGCAATAAATTTTATATTATATCTTACACATGTATTATAGATTAAAGAATTGGCAAATTTCCGTTTATGAGACATATTCCCAAAAACAGTTATTGGATTAGCACCAAACTCATAACTATAAAAAGTACCTTTGACAGAATCACCGACATTTTTTACCGAAATTATTTGACCTTCATCGACAGCTAGTGTATCAGAGACTTGTTCGAACTCTGATAATACACCCGTGAGTCTTAATTCGACTTTTTTGGTCGTATCACCATTTTCATAACCAAAATAAGTCTCATCATTTCTTACAGAGTAAGTAGATGTAATAACACCGACAATACCATCACATCCAAAGAACTGATTTACACTTTTTGAAGTATAATTGATGTTTGTATTGATTCCTGCGACCAAAACTCCAGTCGTACCAAAACCTACCGTAGAATCAACAGTTATTACCGAAGATCCAACACTGACTTTATCAAGTGCTCTTGTGGCAGGAGTTATTTTGAAATTTCCTTGTATTGTATCCTCAATATCAGAATAACCACGAAAAAGTGATATTTTAAAGTATTGTTGATTATCAGTGAGTGCTACTCCTACTCTACTAAATGCCTCAACTTCGGAAACAGAGGCATTTGTGTCTAAATCATCAGATCTAAAGATTGTCTGACCAACTAGATCTATAGGATTGCCAGAAAGTGCCTCTGCAATGATAATTTCTCTTCTGACGTAATTTGCCGCAGATGGTTTGATTAAATACTCTTCTAAATTAACTACCTGAGGAGTCTCTCCATATAAAGCATTAAAAAGTATCCTGAATGACTCATCTGTTCCTTTTGAGTCATATAATGACTTTGATTCTTTTATGAATGATCCTGCATTAAGATTAGAATCAAAATCTACACCTTCTAAACCTGGAACTAGTGTTGATTTCTGTTTTTTATAAAATTCTTTGAGAAATAGAGAACTCAAGTTTTGAATACTTGAATCTACATCATGTGATGCAACTTCAGAAGTAGAAAATACTAATTCTTCTTCTTTTAACTCTTTATGGTAACTGGTAATACCACAAAACCCACGAATACATCCAGTAAACGTCGTTGATGTCTTTCCTGTGTATGTGATGATTTCATCATCAATTTTTAACAATCCATATTGACTAGGAAACCCTTTTGTGTTCGAAACCGAAATTGTCACATCTTCGGTTCCTATACCAGTACTAAGTGTAGTAGAGCCAACCACTACATCTGGTGTTAAATTATCTAATTTTAAATATTGGTCTAAATTATCGGATAGATCAATAGGGCCACCCTGAAATTCTTGTGAAATATAATATTGCTTTAAAAAATCTACAGCTTTAGGATTTTCATTTACGACAAATTCGGGAAGTTGGTTCCCGATAATTTGCTGAACCTTAACCTTAGACTCAAAACCAGTATGTATCATATTATTCTCTTATTAATTGTCCGTTTAGATAACTTGAGGTGTAGAAGTCTTTAATAAATGTAGTTCCAGATATTTCATCACCCGAACTAATCACATCTCTTACCATATTTATTTTACTTTTTGAGACGCTGAAATCGAGGTATAATTCTCTTAATCCGACGACATCATTTGACTCAGGAATTGCCTGTATCTCTACGACCCCTGTACCGTCCACTGTACCAGTTATATTAAGGGTTCCTAAGAGAATTTCACCTTTCCTATAATCGACTGTTCCTGCCGATTTAGCGACCACTCCAAAACTTCCATCATCATTAATCTGTACGAGAGAAAGTACCCCACTTCTTAAAGTTGCATTTGGAATATCGGTAATATAGACTGGTTTGGAGTTTCCACTGATGAAAAATCCTTTTGATTTGATGTTAAAACCTAAACTATCAACATGGAATCGATTTCCATAACACAATTCATACTGTGCAAACTGATTTGTCGCAACTTTTAGGTTTCTTCGAATAATTACCTTCGTAATATTAGAAGTTATTGCGGTATCAGTGGCATCGATGACCTGTTGTACCTTACTATACTTAAATCTTCCTCCAAATTGGTTCAAATCTACAGAATCTGCATAAGTATTCAGTGAATTTAGGACTTTTGCTTTGAGTGATTCTGGAGTAGAGACTAAATTTTCGTTAAAATACACTGAAGAATCGATTTCGACGTATAAAATCTTTAAATCTTCGATTCTTTGGTTAATTCCAGAGACAGAATACTGTTTTAATTGTGATAAAATACGAGATTTGTTAAAATCACTGACAAAAAACCCATTTTTAGGTTTTATACTGATTATGACGTTACCAAATTCGGGTGGATCCATCTCTTCACCCCCGACGACTGCCACAGATTCGGTATCTGCGTAAATTTTCTTAATCATTGACTCATAATCTCGTGGTGTGACCGCACGATACTGTGAAGAATACGTTTTTGGAGCATAATATTTGATTGAACTGATAGATTCGATCTCGGCTCCATTTGTAGACGGTTCATTTGTGATGATAGTCGGAGGAGATGCCAATGTTTTGGCAATTCCTTTCGAATCAATGACCTTTCCAGAGAAAGAAAGGATATTTCCCTTGCCGATACCGTTACCTTCTTTACCATCTGTAACAATATACCTTACTGTTACCGTATATCCGTTAGGAATCTTCTTTCCGAAGAGACCATCTCCAAAAAAGAGTTCATATCTTTCATCCTGAACCTCTTGTAAGAGATAAATTTCAGAATTTTTGTTTACATTTAATATATTATCGACTAATGAATATTCGACTCCTAATTCTGAACTATCCTGACTGACATAGACCTTCATGGTCGAGGTGTCAACGCCCTCATTATCTAATATAAACCTTTGATCTAATGAACCATCTATGACAAATTTCTTTTCTAAGAAAACACCTTCTTTAATGTCAATACCACTAAAGATTGCCTGATAATTACCAGCATTATTCTGAATCACCGATGCAGAGATATTATTTGGAATCGAAAATGTAAATGATGTATCACTTTGATTACCGACACATATCATACCTGCCTCAAGAGACACCGTAGATGTTCCAGGATTGGTTTCACCAAATCCTACGGTAACTGTGACATTGGCGGTTGCTGCCGTTCTAGAGCGTGGTACATAACCTATATTTCTTGCCAGAGAAACTACATTTTCTCTCAGAGTCGCAGAATCCAAAAAGGATTCATTGACGACCATATTAGAGTTGAATGCGGTGATATACGTATTATAAGCTAAGGTGTCAATTAAAACAGAAAAGTTAGATCCCTCAAAGTCGAACCCAGTAAAGTCTGAGTTGGCCCTGAGATAGGACTTAATTGATGTTTTTATCTGATCAAAATCAAGATCTGTAAATTTAGTAAAAGGCATGTTATCTTGTTGCCTCTAAGAGGAATGTATATTCTTGTGTTGGAAACTCTTGTCCTACAATGTCATAAATGACGGTCACCTCAAAACTATTGATATCTGGTTGAGGATCAACTTCGATGGCTACATTGTCGATTCTTGGTTCAAAGTTATCTAGTGCAATTTCAATTTGTCCCCGAATGTTCGAGGCAGTACCAAAATCGACAAACTCAAATAGGCTACTATAGACATCAGATCCGAATATAGAATTAAAGAATCTTTCATTGGGAATCGTCTGAACAATATTTCTTACAGAACGACGAATCGCATTCTCATTACGAAGAACCTTTAAATCTCCTGATACTGGATGAGGCTCAAAAGATAAACTAATATCTTTATATGCTCTTGATATCCTCTTAATCGCCATTGGACATAGTTTTTATTTATTTATATGACATTCACCCATAAAAAAAAGAGACCCCTTTCGGAGTCTCCTGTTTAGCGTCCCTGCCCTCTGTATTTCTTACGAGCCGAGTTACGAGATGTCGCCGTATATTTGGTGTGCTTGCCCGTTCCTTGACGAGTCTTCTTCGGGGGTGACTGTATAAAATCCCCTCCACTGATACCACCTGTTGCTTTTGCCATAATTAATCCTCTGTGTTCTCTGTGTATGTTTCAGTTTTAATACTATCGGGGTGTGGTGCACCCGTCTGATAGAATTCGAGAGCATAGTCTTCCATGCGGTTAAAGTATTCACCTTGACCTAATGCCGTGAATACTTCTTTGCCGTCTATGATGATTCTATATAATTCTCGTTTTTTCATGTCCTACACGAATCCGTGGGTCGCACCAGATTTCGAAACCTGCGTCTTTTGCATCGAGACAGAAAGAGACATCTTCACCACACATGTCCTGAACTTCGCCACTTTCGAAAACTTGCATCTTCGGTGCGAACCATGGATATGGTAGTCCTTCGTGTTCGAATACTCCATTCTTAATGAGGAGCCATCCGAAACCTGTATAGTCTACTGTGAATGGTTTCTTTCTCTTAGAGATACTTTCGAGTGTCTCATGATTCATGACTCCACCATTATTTCTGAAATCATCTTCTTCCAACCAGTGTGCTACAGAGGTAGTCTTACCATCTTCGGTGCAATACCATCCACCTGCGATATCCTTATCCAATAGAATCAACTGAAAGAACTTCTCAGAGTTGAAGACGATATCTGAGTCGATCCATAATTGCCAATCATATTTGAGTTTTCCGTCCCATGGAATTTGATCAGGTCCACGCAGTACATTCGCACCTAGACATTTGCATCTTGCAAAGTTCACCATGGATGAATAATCCTGTGAGATCTGGATGCTTGCTCCAGACTGAACTAAGTCGAAACAAAGTTGTACGAAACTCTTTAAGAACTGGTAGGATACTCCTCTTCCAGGTAGACAGAAGACCACTGACTTTCCTTTGACCATCTCTTTGGCCTTGTCGATGTCGAATTCGGGTTCTTTCTTACTACTGGCAGTTGGGGGTTTTGCTTTTACTGTAAATCCTTTAGCCATAATGTTTTGTAATTACAATTCAATTATATCAGTTTATATAGTATCTGTCAATATGAACTTTCTTCGTATTCTTTCTGTTTCTGGACGGTTTCCGTCATTTCTTCATATGATAGCTCGGAGTTATATTCGGTATTCAGTAATAACCATATAGTATTAAACTGCCCCTCGGTTAAATTTTTAAATATACAATTATTCTCGAAGTATATGTGATATGCTTTCATTCTTTTTCCTGAATGATAATCTCGTCGCTATCGACAGTCCATTTGAGTTCTGTGTCCTCGTACCAACCGAATTCATTCATGAGATGCTCTGGTATAACCGTATAGTATTCCCCCGTTACTCTGTCGATCTCTATGGTCGAAAAAATTTGGTCGAAATTTTTTTTCATATTTTTTGAGCAACCCTTTTGGTTTTATATAGGGAAAAATTTTTTTTGTGACGAAGGGAAAACATAGCTGCCTTGGGTAACACTTTGTAGGTTAGGGTAGTTACCCGATTTTAATATAAGGGGGGCACAACGCCCCCCACTGTCCAAATCACGAACGACTGCTTAACGTGCGACTGCAAATGCCCCATTGTTAAAATTAGCATAAGCAAACGCCCTGCGATTCACAAGTTTAAAATATCCAAAGCGACTGACCATGACGTATCCCTCACCCTGAATCGGTTCGGGGTCTCCCATAATGCAGGTTTGGAAATCTGACTCGTCTTTGCAACATGCCAACGCTAACATTTTGATTTCATTTACAACATGCCAGAACTCAATCAAATCAGCAGAGCATAAACCCGCCCATGCGAACGCATCGGAGTCTATGTCTTTACCCTCACGGATGAGAG